CTTGCTTGGCTTGAGATTGGGCTTGTAACTTAGCCTGTTCCATCTGTGCTTGCATCTGTAACTTCTGCATTTCAGGTGATGGCGGCTTGGGTTGACCTTCTGCCGCTTTAGCTTGCTCACGGAACTTGTCGGCAGTTTCGTCAATCATGCCTTCCATTTGCTTACCAGCCTTAAACGCTGTTACGCCAAACTTGAGCATTTCCATAAGCAACGGTGTGAGTTCAGGAACGCCCTGTGCTACTGGTAAAGCGGTTTGCATAAAGCTACTGACTGCGGATAAAAACTCAATGCGGTTTTGCTTTTCTTGTTGCTCATCCTGATAGATCATGGAATCGCTAGTGACTTCGATACGGAAGTTCTTAGCTGGTTCGTCTTTCAGTAATGCAAGGGCTTGCGGTATAAGTTGTTGATCTTGCGGAGATAATTGCATTGCACCGCTAATCTTAACGATGGTGTCATCGGTGAAGTGTTGGCAAATAATCTGCGCTTTGATCTGCAACAGGGCAGTAGCAAAGTTCACTACATCGTGTTGCATCGTCTTTAAACGCCCAGAAGCGTTGTTAGACTTGATAATTTGTGCGCCTAATGTTTCGCTTGGATCGGTTTGGCCACGCTGAATATCAGCAATACCCATGATTTCATAGATTTGACCTTTGACCTGCTCCATAGCTTGATAAGCCATTTGCAAGCCTTGAGCGATCGGAGCAATATCAACTAGGTTAATAGCCCCAGCCATGCCGCCCTTCTCACTAAATGCACCGTAATTCTTAACTGGTAACAAGGCGTTGTTTTCGCCCTCAGTAAACAAACGCTGTAAGGATGGCTCAGAAGCATCGTAAACGCCCCGAACCTTGAGTGCTTGGATGAATCCATCAATACGGTCTGCAAGCGTGTCTAGCTGTCTTGCTTGGTCTTGGTAAAGAACATAGTCAGGAACAGGTACAAGCGTATCAGTTGTTAGCGTAGAGAACATTGGCTTTGGACATGGCCAGAAGTTCTCAAGCTGTAGCGGATCATCACGGGTATCAAGAATCTTACCTAAAGACTTAGATAGCCATAAAACTTGACCTGTAGTTTTATCCCAAATCTCATAAACAACGGCCTCAGATGAACCTTCGCCCATCTTTTCGTTGAAAGTTTTAGAAGTTTCAGGCTTAGTATCTAGCGGTATCTTGCCGCCTAGTTCTTCACCAAAGCGCTCAACAAGGGCTGGTCTGCCCATATAAACTTTACGCCATACCGCTGTTACTTCTTCCCATGTACGGGCAACGGTTAAACCAAAGTCACGCCAATGGACATAATCTACAGGGGCGCACTCATATTCAATACGCTCTTGGTTCTCACGAAAAATGCCGCCTTCGGTTTCTGCTTCGTCAATATCTTCTGTAATCTGAAAGCCATCATCGGGTGCGCCTTCACCTTCGCCGCCCATTTCACCAGTAATATGCGGTTCATAACGAACCCATGCTGTACCACGCCCACCTAACAAACGGTCTTGAACGGCTTGCTTCATGGCACTAGCGTAGTCACCGTAATGCTCAACTTCATATTCTAGGGCGCGTTCTAACATCATTGAGGCTACACGGCCAACAGGATCGTTGTCGCGGAATCTACGGCTTACATCTGGTCTTGGTAATCGGGCAAAGATTGCTGGAGTTATGGTTTGAACATTGCTCCATAGGATATTAAACTTTGCATTAGGGTTATTCCTAGTACGGGAATCATCGCGATACCGTTTGGTAATTTTGTCTGCTCTGCCTTCCCATTCTTTGTATGTACGCTCATACTGGGTAATGCAGTTATACCAATCTTGGTATGTATGTTCCATGTTTATATCCTGCTATTGATAGTTTTTGGGGTTTGCTTCCACATTTCGTTCAGCGTTACATCCGTTTGGCCAACATGAAGTCCTTTAATCCTTGAATCTTTGAGGATAGGGCTGTCCTCATCTTTCCATACAATCGATAGGTACCTAAAAGCATCCGCAGAGTGGCTTGTCCAATCATGTTTAGGGCGATCCCTAAAAACTTTTTTATCATCATCCCACTCTCGTTGATATTGACGCAAACATTCGATGCCTTCTTCGCATCTATTATCAAACCAAGTTCGAGTTAATGCAAGCCTTGTTGCTTGAATTCCATCCTGTAATGACAGATTTGGAACGATTTTTAGATGTTTTATGTCGATTTTTGTCGCAATTTGTTCGATTATGCTCTTACCGCCAGATGCCAAGGTTTTAGCTCTAGCGTCATGGGGCAGGTAATGGTAGCCATATTTGTAGCCAAATTCTTCTTCTTTTTGGGCAAGTAAACCTGTGTAATAAGGTATAGATTGGCCATTAGATGAGTGATGATCTAGCACCCGTATCTCTCCGTAAACCACTTGAAACCACCAGATGCTAGTGCTGTCATTGAAACCCAAATCCCATGCTGTATGGCAAGGGAACATAGGGTCGTAGTCAACAGTAGTAATGCGCTCTAAGTCTGTGATCTGACGCATCTGTTCGCCAAAGTAGGCCCCAGTTATGGAAGCCTCAAATGAACATAAGAACTCTTGCTCGTACTGATTTGGTGACATTGTTGACTGTGCATCTAGTAATTCAGCGTCAGGCAACAACCCTGATTTATCTGCTCTTAGGGTCTTAACATACCAGTTCGGGTTCTTTTGGGCTTCGTTATATATGTCGTAGAACGCATTATGGCCCTTTGGCGTACCAATAAAGGTTGCCCAGCCTTTTCTATCTGTTAGCAATGGCCGCACAATCTCACCCCAAAGACGGGGTTTCATGTCAGCATATTCGTCAAGCACCACTCCATCAAGATATAAACCACGCAAAGCATCAGGATTATCTGCACCAAATAGCCGTATTTTTGCCCCATTGACTAATTCCACCCATAACTCAGATTGATTAGCCTTAACGATAGCTGGCTCTGCAAACTTCAGCAAGTAGTCCCAAGCAATGTTTTTGGCTTGTGCGTAGTAAGGGGCAATGTAAGCGTATCTGCCGTCAGGTTTCTTATCCATAATGGCTCTACGGATGGTATCTGCAATTGTGGCTACCGTCTTGCCTGCCCTTCGGTGACAGACCAATACCGCCCAGCGTTGCTCACGCCTATGAAAGTCTAAGAACGCATCCCTTGATTTATAAGGATATTCGTACTTCTTAACTAATTCTTTCAATCTAAGAACTTATGTTCGTGAATAATCTTGACAGGCTGATCTTCGTCACCAGCGTGTTCTGTTCTGGCTAACTTAGGAATATGGTATTCCATGACGCTCTGCAACATTCCAAATGCTTTTTCAGGATTAGGCAAAACAATGTATTTATCTTCATCGTTTTTAACGCCCGTAGCGACCTGCTCAAGCCATTCTTCCATCTTGTGCGCGTTACCATCAACAAAGCTGGCAATCGCTTCTCTGGCCATTGCTGTTGACTTATTAGGGCTACCCTTGGGTCTACCTTTAGGATTATTTGTTTGTTGTTTATTACTCATACCTTACCCAAGTGGTTGATTAAGATAAGTTAATTCTACTTCTTTTTCTTTTTCTTCACAACCTGTGGCTCAAAGCTAATAGCTCCTTGTGGGGTTACTATGCCTTCATAGCCTGCTTGATTGCTTATACGCTCTAATGCGTTTGTAGCGGCATCTTCATCTACTATGCCTTGATATTGGTTGTAGTTGCGTGAAAGCACTTTTAGCTTATCAGGGTCTGCGCTGGTGTTATAGAAGTTATTAAGGTCTGCGCTGTATTGGTTTATACCTAGACCTGCTTCCCTTGTGTCGGGATTAGTATAAAAGTATGTCCTGTTGCGGAGTGCGTCAGCCATCTTTAATCGAGCATCTTCTGCGCCTTTAATGCCTGTACCGTATTTAGTTACATCAGTTTGAGTTAGATCAGGCACATTGCTGTAATGGTAACCAGTTAAAGATGATGGATTATTAGGGTTTATGTATGGCTTTAGGTAGTCAGGCATACCACCTTGATAATTAACATCAATCATTTCAGGCGGCAATAAAAAAGCCTTTTGTTCTGCGTATTGGGTTTGTGCGCCTAATTCAGCTAGTTTGGCATCAATAGCAGATGTATCTTGACCTGCTCTAGCCAAGCGTTCTTGCTGTATCTTTAATGGGATCATTTGCTTTTGTAGTTCAGCATTAATGCCTGAATAGTTTACAAAGCTGTTTTGCCCCCGTGTTTCCGTAGCGGCCGCCATTTTAGCTAATGGGCTGTATAGCTGACTGTGCGATCCAAAAGCTAATTCTTCACCTTTAGGGCCAAAACTTGCACCAGTAGGGCCGTGTCCATAGTAATCATGTACGGCACGGAACACTTGATTTTCATTTAAGCCTGTATACGGATCAATTTTATTAAGCAATTCATGCGGTTCACCACCTGCGTAGGTATACATATGTTTATTGATTAACGCATCTTCTAACATCTGTGGCGATCCAGCGTAATTTAAATCGCCTTTATGGTAAGACAGATTGATTCCTTGATTTAGCATCCTGTCTAGTTGCTGGGCGTTTTCTTTGCCTAATTGCTCGTAACTTGCAGGCACTAATTCGCTGTAATTTGTAGCTCCTGATTTGCGTACGGCTTCAGGGTAACTGCGTAAATATTGAGCAAACATTTTTGCTTGCAATGTCGGCTCTATTCCCTTGACCATTTCTTCATAGGTCTTAGCTATGGGAAATTGCTTTTCCAGCGATGAGGGCGGCATAGCCCGTACTGTTTCTAAATTAAAACTAGGATTTATCTGCCGTGCAGACAGTACCGCTGGGTTTATTTCAGGGTTTGCGAGGATTTCATTGAGTGTTGCGGAAGAATCTCGTCTGAGATTGGGAATTTCAATGTTTCCTTGTACTGATCTAAGGTCATCGGCACTAAGTTGTGCTGGATTAAGGTCTGATTGATGTAATCCAACCCTTCTAATATCGCCTGTGTCGAAAAATCCTGTTCCTGCATTTTGTCCTTTTGACGCTTTTGGCGTTCTAATGAGTGCCGCTAATGGTAATAGCGATGAGGCAATACCTATTGGTTCGCCCGATTCATAACCTTTATTATACGCTAAATTAGGTAAATTTAATATGCCGCCTTTAGCTACATCTTTTGGTGGTACACCTGCTACACCTGCGGCAAAACCTGTTTGTTCAGGTAATTTATTTGTACCAAATAGCTCTAAAAATGCTTGTGGATTAGTAACAAAACGCTGTGCTTCTGTTGGCAGATTAATAATCTTGTCTGCGCCTTGGCGCAACAAATCAGCCAGCGTCATATCCATTACTTAACTTCTTTATCTAAGTCTTTAAGTTTGTCAGCAATAGCGGCTCTACGCTCTAAACGCTCACGCTGGTTCTTCTCTAGCGTTGATTCAACATGAGGGCGTAGCATTGCATCTTCTTTTTTGTATTTACGGCTCATCGGGGTGGGTGGGATCATCTTTACCATTACATATCCTTCATTTTTGAGGCAATCATTTCTCTGCGTGTAGGCTTTGCAGTCTTGGCAGATTCTTTAAAATCTTGGGCTGTTGGCGCGTTTTTGCTACCAACCTTGTTCATTTTTTCACCAGAGCCGTTCTTGATCCGTTCCTGTTTACGGTGAATATTTGCGTACAATCCGTTTTTCATTAGCATTTCCACCTTGCTCTTGCCGCTTTGCCCCGTTCCCCGTTCCAGCTTGATGACCTTGCACAAAAACTATCGTGCCTTGGGCCACTAGATTGAGGTGCTTTTAAGTTACTACCATTCTTTGCGTTGTACGCTTTTCTACCTGCTTCAGTCATGCCAGCACCTTCTTCTACCGATTGATAATGCCTGCCTTTACCCTTTGTGGTCTTGGCTATTGGCTTATCGTGCTTTTCTACTGCGGCACGAATATCATCTTGACGGCTCATTTATCCCGCTTACCTAAAAATCGACCGTAGGCTTCTTCTAGTGTGGCTTTTCTAGCACCTTTGGCGTTATCGCGCTCAACATTGAGGGCAATAGCTATGGCTTGTTTCTTGCCTTTGCCAGCCTTCATTTCAGCTTTGATGTTTTTGCCTACGGATGCTTCTGTACCTGATTTGTCTAATGGCATGATTAAGCCTTAAATTTGAGTAAATAGATGGTTGTGTCGATTTCTTGCGCGATATTGTCAATTAATTGGACAATTTCGGAATCTGTAGGCAAGTCATTACGCGCTTCTTTTACAAATTTTTGTAGTGATTGCATATAGGCCAGCGGCTCTTTAGGCATGTGGTAAGTGCTTGGGAATTCGGTTATTTGACCGTAGATGCCGAAATAGCACTCTGCCAAAGCATCTGTATGCTCAATAATGTTTTCGTAAAAGTGGCCAAGTGCTTTATGTTTAGCGTAAGACTTAGTAGCCCAATGGAAAAAATGGGTATTAGTACCAGAATGTAGCAATGTTGCTAGGAATAATGCCATTGACTTTTCCATAAAACGCTCCTTTTAATCTATTTTATAACACTTTTCTGGTAATTCCTAATGCTCTAATCGCGGCATCAACGCTGTCCACGCGGCTGATTGCACCACCTCTCCATTTACCTAAAAAGTCTAATTGGTCAGGCGTGAATTTGGCTTTGGCATCGCGCTTGATTTCCATTAATACTGTTTCGCCAGCGTAACCTACAAGCAGGTCAGGGCAACCATGCTTCATTGCGGCAAGTGACACCACAGTAGCACCAGCATCTCGTAATGCTTTAACTATTTCTTTGTGGTTTGTATCTATTCGTGCGTATGTCATTGATTTTCAATTAAAATAGATTAGTATTAGCTAACTTTACCATTATAAAGGTGTGGTATGTCTAAACCTAAGTGTACTGACAAAGAATTTATTGACTTATTTAAAGAGCATAGATCACCCACCGCGTTAGCCAAAATACTTAAAATTGATATTAGAAGTGTTATAGCCCGCAGAAGAAATTTAGAAAAAAAATACGATATTGTTCTTGAATCTAACAACAATCGTGGTATTCCAAAGTTTACTATTCCCGAAAACAAAATACGCTGTGAATATGAAATAAAAAATGGCGTGATTTTAGTAGGCTCTGATTGTCACTATAACCCTAACTATGTTTCTACTGCACACAAAGCATTTGTACACTTTGTAAAAGAATTAAAACCCAATATGGTGGTTTTAAATGGCGATTTATTTGATTTTGCCCAAATCAGCCAACATAACAGAATTGGGTATCAACAGCACCCAACAGTCCAGCAAGAATTAGAAGAAGTACAAGCCAGATTAGGTGATATTGAAAAGGTTAGACCTGCTGGATGTATTTTGCATCGCACCATAGGTAATCATGATTTACGCTTTGATGGCAAGCTGTCTAATGTATTGCCGCAGTATGAGGGCGTAAAAGGTATGTGCCTTGCCGATCACCTGTACGGCTGGTCGAATAGCTGGTCGGTGGTAGTAAACAACAACACAATGATTAAACACCGTTGGCATAACGGTATTCATGCGGTTTACAACAATATTCTCAAGGGTGGTATGTCGATGGTTACGGGCCACCTGCACTCCCTCAAAGTTACGCCTTGGACTAATTACAAGGGCGATATGTATGGTGTCGATACTGGAATGATGGCCGCTGTCAAAGATGACCAGTTTATATACCATGAAGATTCAAGCGTGAATTGGCGTGCAGGATTTGCGGTTCTTACTTATATAAACGGTCATTTGATGCCGCCTGAGTTGGTACAGGTTATCAATGAAGATGAAGGACTTGTGTTTTTTAGGGGTCAATTACATGAGATTAACGCCTGAAGCATTAAAGCATTTATATTCAAGCCTGTATTGCACTTACCCATTTACTAAATGGCCTATGCCATTGCCTGAAGAAATAGAATTTATTGTTACCCCTGACCCTGAAGTCATGGGTAGTTACCTGCTAGATACAGGCGGTGACTACGCGCATACCATTACCATTTCATCTGGGCGCTGTAGCCACTATTACACCGTTTTGACTACGCTGGCTCATGAATGTATCCACATGAGTTTTCATAAACAAAAAGGCGATAAATGGATGCAACACGGCAAACCATTTAGAACCCGTTGCAAGATGGTGGCTAACGAACTAGGTTTTGATCCGTTAGAGTTGTAAAAAAGGTTGCAAAAAGCAACCTTTGGGTACTAATTACTTCTTCTTAGGTTTAAAAAAATCTTCCCAAGATGATGTTATTACATTAAACCAAAATTTGTACGCTTCTTTAGTGCGCTCATTTAGTTCTTCAAACTTTTTGTACTGCTCATCAAATGTAAACATTGCAATCTCCAATTTATGTTGCGGTGCAATAATTATATAGGATTTCGGTGATAAATGTCTTTTGGGTTATTAAGCATTGATTTAATAAGTTCTTCTATATTAAAGAACCATTGAATAACTTTGTATCCATCGTGTGTATAGATGGTAAAACTCATTTAGCCATAATGTATAAGCCAACATTAGAAAAAGCATAGCCTGTATATACAACTGCCATAGGCAAGTTACCTTTAACACCTTGCTCTATACCGATATAAAAGTAAATTAAACCTGTAACGATGATTAGCCAGCTACTCAATTAGCTTCTCCGTTTGTTCAAGGAGTTCTTCTTCCGTGATAGCGTACTCTCGCTCAAAGCGCTTTCTACCCATTCCGTGAATACTGGTATTTGAGCCTCGATGGTGATAGGTGCATAGGCCAATGACGGGTGCTTGAGCGCGAGGGATATTACCTCGTCTAATGTGATGTAATTCTGCTGGCGTTCCCTCATTGCCTTGATGCCTACATAATGAGCATCCCAGTTCAGCAATTTTTCTGTATTTTTCTTTCTCAACCTTAGTGGCCATTGATGTGATCTACGGTCATTTGCTCTAGTTTTTCGGCTGATTCCGCAATATCAACGCTTAATTCAAGCATTTGCGTATAGTCTTTACGGTGCATGGCATCTTCGTACATCTTACAAAATAGTTTAAGAATTAAAAATTCTTCGGTTAATTTTAATTTGCTCATTTTAATATTCTATCTTGTGTTCGGTTAGATACTTCTAAAGTCTGCCATGTGGCGTGCCTAAGTCTGGCGGCTTCCAATTCCCACTTTAGCTTTTCTGCGTTTTCTGTAGCCGCACCAATTGCTTTGCATAAATCTTGATAATCTTGGCTTCGATAAGCCTCACGCTCCTGCGCCCCAAGAGATTGTTCGCTAGTTTGAGCCATTTTGATAGCTTTAAGCGAACTCTTGTACGCTTCAAGTTGCGCCAATTCACCCTTTGCCTGTGCATATTTGCCTGCGTTCTCTAATATAAAGTCTATACATTTATTTGGGTCTATCTCTCTCATCTTGTTTGTATCCATAATCCTATAGAACCTATTGAGTATCCTAAAAAAGCAACACCAAGGCCCATATTTTGTCTAAAAAAAGAATCTATTGCGGTAAGAAAATAGATTACGCCAACTGTTGCTACTAACCATGAACTCATTTGCCTAGTTTCTTTTTAATTAATTGTTTTATTCGATTTTCTTTTTCTGGATACTGGGCTAACAATCTTACAACTTCAGGCCAGCCACGCTTTTTAGCTACCCCGATATACCACCAAGCCAAATAGTCATCAGAGTTGTTCTTCAAGTTGCTTTATCTTCTGGCTAATGCGTGATCGCCATTGTTGCCAACCTTCACCAGCATATGCAGGGCATTGAACTTCTTGTGCTTTTGCTTTAGTCAATTCTTCGCTAGAATACCAAGGCAGTTCTGGCTTTTTAAGTTTTTTGACTTCCATCTCTAATTCATCTTCCCAGCGGCCTTGATTTAACCATGTAGCAGGATGTGGAATATAGTCTTTTTCGGTCTGTTTTAACTTCCAATATGCAAGATGATTAGGAAGGGCTACAAACGCATCCTGTTGTTCCTGCTGGGTTAGCCTATCCCAACTGCGTTCAGCCGCCCTACGCCCTTGTTTGCGTGGGTAGATGGCATAAAATTCGGCAAAATTCATTTTTTTTGCGCCTTTCTTAGTATTGCTAATTCAGCTTGCATTTCTGCTAACTTATCGCATGGTACTAATACTGTGTTGTGTGGTCTTTCGTATTGATGGGTATAAACTGGAATAGCATCAACTTTGTGCAAAATTGCGTGTTTTTTAGACCATTTTTCATCAATAAAAAACTCTGTGTCATTTTCTACTATTACCATCCACGCTACTGGTTCATTGTTCATTTTTCTTGTACTTTCATTGATTTCTCAAACATATTTTTCCAATAATCAATCTCAGCCTTTTGTTTGCGTAACACATTTGCGGCTTTTTGTACCAAAAATTCTGGTGTATAAGATTGCGTGATTGTGGCAAGTAAATCCTCAACCAAGAAATCAACATCGTTTTCTGTTGCTAGACGATCTTGGGTGGTAAATGTGGTCATTTTTTTACTTTCTTTTTTTTGGGTTGAACAGATGCCTCAGCTTCGTCAGGTTCAATTTTGTATTCATCAATTGCTTTGGTAAGCAAACTGACCATTCCCCATTGCACAAGGACTTCAAGTCCTTCTTTATCAAAATTAACTTCAGCGTTGGCCGAACCATCTTTATTCTCTTTAAGAATCTTTATTTGTATCTTCATTATTTGCAAACTTTAAAATAGGTTTATCCAAGGCAAGTTTAGCTAGTTCGATGTAACGATCTACTTCAAGCCTGTCCTCGCCACCAATAGCCGCCTTGGTGTGGCCTATAGGCTTACCCATAGTGTCATAGAACACTTCGCGAATTTCAAAGTAATCCTCGTAAGGACTACACATATTAACTAAGCGCAAATTCCAAGTCATGTTATCACCCAATAAAGAATTACAAACAAAAAGAACATCACCGCGCCCAGCACGGCAAATATTCCAACAGAGAAAATCAACATCAAATTTTCAATCATGTTGAAAGTATATGTTAAGTTGTCTTAATAATTGTTATTTATTTCTAGGTGTTTTCCCTATGTGTTGTTTTTTAGTCATAGGTTGCCCAAAGGTGATAAGCCTTCATCCATTCAAGAAGTTGTACTTGAACTAATGCTTCCTAAGATAATGTTCATTCGATACAAGACTTGTCTATCACCATTGTCCTTGTAACTTGTGCAGTACCCATTTAAGTCTGCGCGGCTTGCTATCAGGTGTAGATCAGCCGATGTTCTATTCCACGCCACCCAGTTAGGTGCTTAATATCGTTTGGAGTACGGCAGAAATAGAAAAACCTTTTTGGGCTGATCTAAGGTGAAGTTGCTTAATAAATGCCCATCATCTCATTTAGTAAACACTCAGATCAGTCCAAAAAGGTCTTGGTATGACGGGTAACTACTAAACAGACTTCACTCTGCCCCAGCAGTATAACACTAATCTAATTCAGGCCATATCAACTTATAGTTTTTAGGAAATAAGTTCTGGCGGGTAATCAAACCGTGGCTTTCCTTTTCCAAGGTCGCGGCAAGGATTACCAGCTTATCGTAAGGAATATCGCCGTTTTGCCACATAGATACGGCTGGGACTGAAACATTGACCATTTTGGATACCCGTGTTGGGCCACCTAGTAAACGGATCATTGCGGTTGCTGTAATTTTATCCATTCAGCTATCTTAACAAATAAACAACATTTTTACAATAAACACTTGCAATATATTTTAAGTTAGCTTAATATCTAAATACGGCAATGTGCCGTGTTAATTAGGAGAACTCTTATGAGTGAGCAAGATCAAGACTT